TGGGAGGAACGACCCTCATTCGTGGAAGATTGGCTGTCATCAATCCCAGGTAGACACAAAAAAACCCCACCCTTTCGGGTGAGGCTGATCTTGCTAGTATTGCCAGTCTTCTTGAGCTTCTTCGTTTCGATAGTCCCAGATTTCATCCAGGTGATCGCGCTGTTCTTCGTTGAGCATATTCACGCATTGAGCGTGATGGCACTTGAAGTCGAAAGCGTGCCACTTGTGCTTGATCGTCCTTTCGGTGGACGAAGCATACAGCTTAACAGCGTCTGACTCTACTACGCGATCCCAGTATCTGTCGTGAGCTTGATCGCTCTCAGTGTATTCTACCGAGTGCGTGAACAGTGCATTCAACTCTTCAGAGTTGTAAAGCATCTTGCCGTAGGCATCGCTGTCCAGGATTTTTCTGTCCCCGTCAATAGCATTATTCAGATCGCTAAGATCCCTATTGAAGTTTAGGATGTCAGAGTTGATTGGATCATTTTCTGCATTATACATAATAAAGGGCGGTTTTGATCAGATCCGCAAACTGGTTAGTGTTATTACTCAGGGCGCTTCAAGTTGTATTCAAACTTCTTGAACATCTCTTCTTTGCCATTGTAGACAACTTGTCCAAAGGTAACTATCTCGTAGTCCTTGACGTTGTCTTTGTCGAACCAGACAACTGCATACAAGGGAGTTAGCACCTGTATCCAAGACATGCGAACATCTGGTTCGCGACTTAGATAGTCGTTTATACACTCAATCATTTTATCCATGATATAACTTTCTTTTTATGTTAGACCTAAGAATCGTCTTAGTGCGGAAGGTTCCCATTCAACCTTCAAGACCTAAAGCATATCAGACATACGAGCCTGCGACAAGCACTACCTACCTACCGACACGAAAGCAGTAGCAAATCTAATAGCAGTTGCATCCAGCATTAGCCACCCTTATGATAGCCGAGACAAGCGCAAGTATGCTATAATTTGCGCAGCAGCATAGCTTGCGCGAAGGATCGGCTGTCATCGGCTCAGCGCAGAACAAAGGGGTGGGGGTGTCAGTCGATTGCAGTCGTCAGCAATCTAGTAATACATTCACTACCTCGTAAAAAAAACCTCCCTCAAGGAGGGTTACCTAGGACGATTGTTTCTTCCTCTATTTTTCTTTACTGACATAACTCTAAGGTTGGATTTGCATCCATTCATAGGGTTACCATCTTTATGATCTATATCTTTGCCCTGTAGGGCGGGTTTTCCGTATTTACGGATAGCGGCTCTTCTAGCTTTATTACGTTGAGCTCTGCGTTTCTTTTGCTCTGGTTTAGCCTGGTAGGCTTTGTCTTTGAGCTTAGCAATTTTTTCTTTATAGGTCATAGTCTTATATTAGCACAGATTTTTAGATACAGCTTCGCTTCTAGCAAAGCTTACAATATTAGACAATATTTGTCGGACTGGGTATTATCGAAGAGTGATCCGTAGTATTGCAGCGTTATTTTATGCTTCCCTTCATGTATTCAGGGGAAGCAACCCATAGCCCAGGTAGAGAGCCAATATTCCTATCAGTTCTTTGTCCAGCTGGACTGCGTTCGTTTTGTGTCACGTCAGATGCTATCTGAAGGGTCGTTTGCACCGTTAAAGGCTTACCCTAGGGACTATGCTGAAAAGCCTTGACAGGCTTTCTGTGGTGTATTATAACATACGTAGATAGTTCAATAGCAGATAATGAAAGAAGTCAAGCCCAAAACTGAAGAAAAAAACGTATCGGACGTGTCGGATGCTTTCGATGAAATCGAGGAAGCGTTAATGCTGGACATTAGGTCCGCCGTTCAGGAATACGCAGAAGAGATGCAGGTAAAGAAAGTGAAGTCCTTAGCCAGGCACAATCCTGAGAAGGTAGCTAAGGTGCTTTATTTGTTCAGCACTGGCAACAGCCAGACCAGAATAGTCAGGCACTATAAGATCCCCAGGAATACAGTTGTGCATATAATGGTGGAGTTCGCGGATCACATAAAGAAGTTCAAGGAACTCGGGGGAAAACTGGCTGCTAGGAACTACGTCAATATGTCCAGCCTGGAGGAGGATCTCATAGAGAAGGTCAGAGACAGGATGCAGAATGACCCAGAAATGCAGGTATCCTTCAAGGACCTCAAGGAACTGAGTATAGCTAAGGTCAACGCCAGCAGAGAAGCCCTCACTGCCAGGGGAGAAGCTACCAGTATAGTAGAAGAGCGCAAAGCATTCTCGGATGAGGACTACGCTAAGGAGATTGCCAAGGTCAAGGCTGCCCTAGCCGAAGAAGCAGAAGTCATTGATATAGAAGAGGATGCCTGATGGATGAAGAGATCCTAGGTAAGGTAAAGGAGATACTCGGGGAATACTACCCTAATTACATTATCATTGTCCTTGATGAAGTGGGTGAAGTGCAGTCCGACTACACGACTGTATCTGTAGCTAGGATGCTTATGCGAGAAGCTGCCCTGGAGTTCAAGGATGACTCCGTGGAGGTAATCTGGGACGAAGGGGAAGAAGAGTAATGTCCTTAATATTTACTAAGCACCCCATGCTGCCGTCGTTGACGGATGCAGAGATAGTTAAGCTTTGGGATAAGGACCCAGATTTGCTAAAGCGCCTGCACAAGCAGCACGAAGAAAGAATCCAGGCCAGTGTAGAGGACCCACTTAGATACGGTTTTGACCTGTCGGGCTGGAGCAGGATTCAGGATGCCCTGGAGACCTCGGACGAAGCGCTGGTTCTTGGGGGTAACAGAAGCGGAAAGACTACAGGCTGCGCCAAGGCGGTCATACGGGCCGTTCAGGAGAGCATGGACGGGCACATTGTATGCTTCAGCCAGAATGAAGACACCAGCATCAAGGTGCAGCAAGCTGCAATTTGGGAGATGATGCCAAGGGAGTTCAAGAAGAAGACCAAGAGCATAGAAGGCTACATTAACTACAGCATGCAGAATGGCTTCACAGCCAAGAGCTTCATCTTCCCTGACACCAGAACTCGGGTAGATTTTAAGACCTACACGCAGTTCAGTAACAATCAGACGATCCTGGAGGGTATGGAGTTCGGGTTCAAAGAACCAAAGGGCATCAACATAGGGACTTGGTTGGACGAATACCTGGGAGACGCTACCCTGGTGAACACCCTGAGATTCAGACTTGCTACCAGGAACAGCAAGATGCTTATTGGCTTCACGCCGATTGACGGCTTTACTCCCTTCGTAGCGGAATACCTGGCTGGAGCAGAGATACAGGAAACTAGATACGCTGAACTGCTAGACAGGGAACTTCCAGTTGTGCAGAGCTGCAGCGACAGAGACGCCAAGATTGTATACCTGCACTCCGACGAGAACCCCTGGGGTGGCTACAAGAGAATAGCAAAGGACCTGGCTTCTCAGACAGAAGAAGAAATAATGGTTCGTGCCTACGGTATACCCGTCAAGAGCATGACTTCCCTTATCCCCATGTTCAGCACCTCCGTCAATGTCCTGGGAGACGAAGAAAATCAGCACGGTATGACGTTCCCCGACGTAACCTCAAAGAAGGACTTCACTTGCTATCAGGTTCTGGACCCTGCGGGTGCAAGGAACTTTGTGTCTATCTGGGCTGCAGTAAATGAAAAAGGGGAAGTATACGTTCTTAGGGAGTGGCCCGATAGGTTCAACTATGGAGAATGGGCCCTGTTCGGTCAGCCCAGGTGGAAATACGGTCCAGCGGCAAAGAAACTAGGTTTTGATATTGCGGCATACGTAGAGCTATTCAACGAGATAGAAGAAGAACTCGGGATTGAAGTATACGAGCGCGTAGGAGATAGTAGATACTTCGCCAGGGAGAACGAGAACAACGAGGATCTATTTACTGTATTCTCTGATCACGGCATGGACTTCATTCCCAGCAGCGGAGTAATGGAGGAAACTGGCATAACGGCGTTGGACGAGTGGTTCGCCTATAACCCAAACGCCAAGATAGATGCAGCGAACAGGCCCATATGCTACTTGCATGAAAGTTGCGAGAATACACTGGATAGTCTAATAAATTACAACAGCAGCGGCAAGAATGACGAAGCCCTGAAGGACTTTTTTGACGTCATGCGCTATTTGCGTATGATAAACTCTGGCGATGGGCCAGATCACTACAACTCAAGCATCATAAATGCGCTTGATACAAGGAATAAAGGATACTAATGCCAAAGGTAAAATTAATAAATATAGCAAAGGAAAATGAGTTCGAGTTTGAACTAGCTTTTAAAATAGCAAAAGAAAACCTGAAGGAGGAAATGCTAACGGGCAAGGGAAAGGCGACCTGGGTAAACGAAGAGGGTCAATGCATTCTTGATTCCCTTCTCATAGCCCCAGAGCTGCATCCCGAAGAATACAGGGGTCAAGTAGTAAGGTTGGCACCCAACAAGAGTTATGTTTATGTAAAGGTAAAGGATTTCAAGAAGACCGTAGCTTGCGTTGTTCCAAGAAACTTGCAGGAAAGCCTAATCCAAAAGAATATATGGATGGAAGAGATAAAGGACAACAAGGGCTCAACCTTTAGATACTTGAAGAAGAGATTGAACTCCTAGTATGCAAGAAAAAGATAAAGAAGGCGCGGAAGACACGGAAGACGCGGAAGACGTTACTCTTAACCAAGAATGGCTAGACGAGAACACGGACAGGCTGCTCGCTTGGGAGCTTCTAAGGCGAGGTTTGATGGTGGACTACAGCGAAATCCCGTCACAAAAATTATGTGATAATATAGGTGTCCCAAAGAACTACGTTTTTAACGTCATTAAACGAGCACAAAAAGTATGCAAACCGAATCGTCCGAAGCATTAACATATCTTAGAAAAGATCCAGACGTAGGAGCATTGAGAAATGCCTACGATCAAACAATAACTGAACTCTCGTCATACTTTGACCAGTGCAGGAATTCCTACGACGATAGGCGCAACTTCTGGCCTGGCAAAAGCAGGGACCTAAGAAAGCACGGAGCTGATGCTTTCCCTTGGGAGGGTGCCAGCGACATGGAGGCTCACGTTATTGAAGAAAGAATATCAAGACTTGTATCCCTACTCATATCCAGTCTTAAAAGGGCAAACGTCAGGGCGTTTCCGACCGAAGGCACGGACGCAGAACGAGCCAAAATAGTATCCAGTTTCTTGAAGTGGATGGTCAGTAGTGGATACATACCTCGCTTCATGCGCGAAATGGAACTGGGTGCTAATTACCTTCTAGAGAGGGGAGTCCTAATTACCTACGTGGGTTGGTTAATTGAAGACAGAAGAATAATTCAGAAGTTGAACTTGGATCAAATCGTGCAGGCCGTTCCAGAGATTGGAAACCTCATGGACGAAGGTGACGATGAAGCTATCATCGATAGACTCAAGGCTGCCTACGATGGTGTAACAGACAAGAGGGGTAAGAAGGCGGTAAAGGAACTGAGGAAGACTGGTTACGCTGAGTTACCTACAATCAGAAGAAGCATAGATGCCCCAGATGTAAAAACTCTATCCCCTGATGGAGATTTCTTTTTCCCGTCTTATGTGACGGACCCTCAGCGCAGCCCTTACTGCTTCTGGAGAAGTTATTACACTCCGCAGGAACTAGAAAACAAAATACTGACGGACGACTGGGACGCGGACTTCGTTGAAAATGTAATACAACGATACTCGGGCGTAAACCAAGATACTATAGAGAACGAACAGGGGCTAAGAAGAGACGAAGGGCTAAGAGAAAGCACCTATGAATCCAACGAGCTCGTTGAAATCATTCACTGCTTCCAGAGATTGATTGACCCTGACGACGGTTCAGAGGGAATCTACAGAACTATTTTTCACAGAGAGATCGGCAGCACTGCAGACAGTCAATACGCCAAGTTCGAGTTAATGAACGGATACGATGACTACCCTGTCGTTGTAACTAGACTTGCGGAAGACAGCAAGCGACTCTACGATACAACTACGGTTCCAGACTTGCTTAGGGGCATACAGAACCAGGTAAAAGTGGAGCGCGACTCCAGAATAGACAGGAACAGTCTATCTACGCTACCTCCGATCCTGCACCCAGTAAACCAGGCACCGCAGGACTGGGGCCCAGGTAGATTGATTCCTCGCAGAAGGAAGGACGACTACGAGTTCGCCGACACTCCAGATGCTAACTCAGCAGATGGCAGCATCGAGATGGAGAAGACCCAACTGGATCAGGCAGATAGACTCATGGGTCTAGACGAAAGCAGCGAGATCTCAAAGGTAAAGAAGCAGTTCCTCGTGGACAAGTTCCTCGAGCACAGCGCAGAGGTAATGCAAATGTGCTTCACTTGCTTTCAGAGATTCGGTCCTGACTACATATTCTTTAGGGTGACTGGAGTTCCAGATCCGCAAGAGTTCAGCAAGGGAGATCCTAACGAAAATTTTGACATCAGCATTTCTTACGATAGCATCAATACTGACCCAGAAACTCAAGAGGCAAAACTCAAGCAACTCGTTGACCTGGTTAAGCTGGACAGGAATGGAAGAATCAACATAGATAATCTATTGATTGCCTACGCCAGTAGCATTGATCCAATTCTTGCTGATGTCATTCTTCAGAAGACAGAAACTGCAGCGGAAGATGTCCAGAGGGACATTCTCGATGACCTATCTAAGATCTTTGCTGGAATAGAGATGCCCGCTAGACCTAACGGTGGAGGAGCAGCAGTGCCGATCATACAGAACTACATGCAGCAGCCTGACATCGCTCAAAGAATGCAGCAGGACCAAGCGTTCGGACAGAGAATGCAGAAATACATGCAGCAATACACATTCCAGGAGCAGCAGCAAGTAAACGCTACGCAGTTCGGGATCTACGGAACTGAAGCGGCATCCGTTGGAGACGTTCAAACTCAGAAACTAGAAGGACAGGGTTAATATGCATCTACAGGATAATTTAAATGTGCTTCAGCAGCATGAAGCATTCGCAGGTATAGTCAGGGAAGTAGTAACAATGCGAGAAGATTGCATCAAAGAGATGCACTCCGTAGATATAGACAGGCTCCCTCAGATATCTGGTAAAATTTTGGCTTACGATGAAATCATTGCTATATGCAACTGGGATTCTTTAACAAAAAGATTTCCAGACGCATAGAAGTATAGACAAAAATCGTGTGCTATAATCACAACCTCGCCATCGCTGGCGTAAAAAGCGTAAATTATGAGTGAAGTCAACGAAACAGCTGACGCTGCAGCTGAACCAAAGCAAGCGACTAACATATCACCGTCGGAGTTCATTAACAGGAGAATTGGTCAACTCAATCCTCCCGCTGAAGAACAAGATAATCAAACTGCTGTTGAAGAAACTGTAGAAGAAGTCAACCAGGAGCCCGAAGAAGCTACTGAAGTAGTCGCAGACGAAGCGGTCGAAATTGATGAAACTACAGAGGAAGAACCGCAGGAGGAGGAAACCGAGAGTGAAGATGATGTTCTTTCACAGATTGAACTGGATGACATGTCCGATGAAGAGCTTCGTGAGCTTTCCGATAAACTCGGGAGCAGAGCTGTAGCTAGATTCGGCGAACTGACGGCAAAGCGAAAGGCAGCTGAAGCTGAGTTAGAAAGACTCAGATCTGAAATGTCCAATAAACTGGAACCGAAGGTCAAGGAATCCGAGAACCCATACAGGGACGTGGACTCAATGGAAAAACTGCAAAACGTGCAGGAAGAAGTTGAGCAGGTTATTGAATGGGCGGAGGATTTAATATTCAACAGTGACGGTTATTCTGCGGATGACTTCATTACCGAGATTGATGGCAAGGAAGTCACCAAGTCCGAAGTAAGGAAGCACCTGCAGTCCGCAAGAAAAGCGGAGAAAAAGTATATCCCAGCCCAAATTAAAGCAATTCAAAGGCGACAAAGCGCTGCATCAATGAAAGAATCGTTGAAGGAGCAAGCTAACGAAGAGCTAAGTTGGATGCAGGATGACAATGAAATAAACCAAAAATACAAACAAATGCTCGAGGACCCAAGACTGTCAAATATTGATGGACTTGACCCCGAGGTAGCTGCTCAAATGCCATATCTTCTAGCGCATGCAGCCAACAGTATGTATGGCAGAAGGACCCTGGCGGAACCCGCAAAGGCCCCAGCCAAAGCCAAATCGTCACGATTAGTTCCACCATCTGGAACTCCTGGATCGGCTAAGTCCGATAAGAAAGTGTCAAACGCCCTAAAAACTATTAAGGCTGCCAGTGCTCAATTCAAACAGTCGGGTAACGCCCGAGATTTCGCTGCCCTAAGAAGGTTGCAAATGGCTTCACGCTAACTAATCAAATCGCTAATCAATAAATAATCATTAAATACAATGTCATTCTCAAATACATTCGATACTACTAACACAGGTTCGGCTGTTTCTAATCGCGAAGACTTGACCGACGTCTTGACTATCCTCGCTCCAGAAGAAACTCCCATCCTTTCATCTGCTAACAAGCAACGCGCATCCGCAACTAATGTTGAGTGGACTGTAGACAGCCTTTCGGCTCCTCAGACTGCTGGCATCTCTGAAGGTGCTGACGTTACTGCATTCACTGACCAATTCGCAGGCCGTGCTCGTCTCGGCAACCGCGTCCAAAAGTTCCGCCGTGACTACATGGTATCCGACATGCAAGAAGCTGTCGATTCCGTAGGTCCCGCTAAGATCGCCCAGGCTGAAGCCAAGGCTATCCGCGAAATGAAGCGCGACATCGAAGCTACACTTGCTGGCACACAAGATTCCGCCGTTGAAAACGGTGCTGGTGTTGCTAATGCACTTCGTGGTCTTGGTAACTGGATCGACTCTGCTGGTCCTGCTGACGTTCCTGCTGCATTCCGCACATCTGCTGGAAGCATCGTGGATGTAACTGACGACGTTTTCGCTGAATCAGAACTCAATGGTCTTATTACATCAATCTTTGGTGTAACTGGAACAAGCGACAATCTTATGCTTGTTGCTGACACTGCTCTTCGCACCGACATCAGCGACTTCGCTCGCATCGGTGGTGTAAGTGGTGACTCGGTTCGTTCGGTTAACTACGATGGTAACAGCGGTAGCATCAAGCTATCTGTTGATCTATACCAAAGTGATCATGGAGTCGTTTCTGTTGTTAATGCTAACCCTGACTGCATGCCTACTCAAGCTGGACAAGCAGGAATGGCTGGTTACGTTGTTAACCCAGAATACTACGGTGTTCACGAGCTTATCCCAATGGGAAGCACTCGCCTACCTA